CTCTCCGCCATCCATTGTACCGACAGAGACTAAATCCAGAACCTGCATAGCTTGGAAGTCTAAACCCTTGAAGGTCTTACCTTTCCAAACAGATTCCCACTCTTTGTACTGAACCTTAACTGTAGAACCATTACCTACACGCTCGTCAATTGGGTTCTTGCTTGCATCTACAAGCTTAGGCGCTGACCGAACCATTCCATTCGGGCCATTAACTTTACGCTTAATGATAATTGCTGGGCCTTCATCCATGTCCTTTACTGCAAAACCTTTAGACCGAAAGCTTTGTGCAGTGTCTTCGTCTACTACTAGATTTACTGTGTATACTGGTTCGTAAGTAGTGTTAGGTGTTGTTACGCTTGCCCAATATGCTGTTCCTGATACTATAGCCATGTTTATATTTCCTATCGTTGGTGTTAAAATGAGGTGGCATTATACCACAAGTTACTTCGCTTGTAAAGTTTTATTTGAAAAAAAATTCACGCTCTATGTACATTGCCCAAACAGCTATGATAAACACAGCCCAAGCTGGCGCTCCACATAAAGCTAATCCAAGTGCTATGAATACAGTGGTCATTGTTCTTTAACAAATAGCCCATCAACCATTGTACCCTTGCGGTCTTTGATGTCATTGTAAGCGTGTTCCATGCACTGTTCGAGAGTTAAGTTGCTTCGATGTGCAATGTTAATTAGCACTACAATAATATCTCCGATGTCATCAATAACTAGCTCGTCATTCTGAATGTTAAGGCGTAGTTCTTCGACCTCTTCGAGAAGCTTTTCAAACTGTTGGTGGTCTGTTGAGCCATCAAATAAATTACGGTCATGGTGCCATTGCACTATCTTGTCTTCCAGTGTCTTCATCCTTGCTGTCTTCCTCTTGTATATAGTTAAGTAGTTCTTTAGATGTTACATCCCATTTGCTGGTGGCTTGCTGCAAGGTTAAGCGTCCTTGCATTAAGTCTTCTTTAGCATTCTTTAAGTTCTGATTCAATACAAGCTGCTCCACTCTTTAAGTTTATCTTGTTTCTTAAACATCTGTCCAAGCTTTTCTATTTGGCTCACCAGTTTATAATCTGAGAGAAGATTAATCATCACGTTAACATCAGCTGCCTCCTGTAGTAAGTTGTCTAAATTCTTTTTCTCCTTACCAAACCTGAGAAGTTTACTGCAAACCATTGCTAGTTCGCAGCACTCCTCCATAGTTATAACAAGAAGCTCTTGTTCTTTTTGAGTTAGTTTATGATTCAACATTACGCCACCTTTGAGAAGTGATGTTGAACAACAGCCTGTCGGGTGTTCTGTGTTGCAGCTATATTAACTATAGCATCTCGGCGTTGTGCTGTTGCATGAGTAGACCAGTCGGTCATAGCATTATAAAATGCCCAGCGATTAGCACCCAAACGTCTCTTGTATTTATGCCAAGCAGCATAGATGTATTCAAGCGATGGGTTAGTTCTTGGCATCTCACCCATGATAGCTTCACCAGATGAAGGCGGTCTAGAGTTAATAATCTTTTGCGCTGAATCAATCTTCAAAGCTTGGACAATCTCTTGAAAGGCCATGTTATCCGACATGGGTTGAGCACTCCACTCTGACCAGAGTTCACGCTGGTTCTCGAAAATATCTAGAGCCTTGGTGATAACTCTTGAGCCTACTTCTATGTCTAAGTTACGAGTGTGCTTAGCTCTAAACACTGCAACCTCACCGCCAACAAAAACTTGTAGATTTGTACAAGCTTGCTGGATAGCTGCTGCACTAATCATAAAGGGCCAAGTCCCGTCAAAGCTTGACACTGCAAGCAGTCCAAGGGATGCAGTGTCACCGTCTGGAGTATTATAAGTATGAGCAGGTAGCTTATATTGTACAAAGGTTCTAGAGCCATCGTGAGAAGTTCTGATAGTCTCTTGGATGCCATCAACGCTAAGCCCTGAACGCTCAATAATATTACGGGTAACATCTATCATTTTCTTAGGGGCCACTGGCTTATAGTTATGACCGTGAACCCCTAGCTCTGCACCAGTATCAGTGCGGTAAATTACAGACTTAGAGCTAGACAGTTGAGTGCCATCATCGTCAATAAAATAATAAAGGCGCGCAGTTTCTATATCAAAATCTGCTGAGCCATAGCCACCCTCTCGGATGGCTTGAAGTGCTGAGTTGTTTGGAAACATTTGCATTATAGTCATTACGCTTGTACTCCTTCGATGCCATTAATATCTTTGATGTTCTTGAAGCTAATGCTTCGAGACTGTTTGTGCTGTACATAGAAAGCCCACTTGTAGCAATGGAAGATATGAAAACACTCTCCCTTGCTAACCTCGAAACGATTCTTGCTGGTTCGCTGTCGTACAATAAAAGACTTACCGAAGACCATACCGTTTTTCTTGCCGCTAAATGCCAAAGAGTGTGTAGATTTTGCGATTAAGTTGAATAAAGTTTCCATAGTTTAATGCCTATTGGTTTAGTTGAGTGTGTATTATAACATAAATTTATTTAAAAGTAAAGCGGTTTTTTACTTGACTCCGCCGCCGAAGTGTGGTACAATAACTTAATGTCTTATAAGTTAGTTCGTAAGAACTTACTAACTTATAAGTCATTAAGTAATTGGTTACTGTTTTTCTTTATCTTTGATTATCATGCTTAGCAACTCAAATTCAATATCATTTAAACGGTCTAGCAAATCTTCGTTAGGTTTAAAGTTTATATTGTTTTTAAAATACTTTGCATTAATGTTTAATTGATTTAAAATTTCAAAAAACTCTTCAGATTTTTCCACTACTTAACTCCTGTTGAAGTCTATCACCAGTAATCTTAGTAACAATATAAGGCTCACTGCTCTGCTGTCTTGCAACTTTATGAGCATCTTCTAAACTAAAACTATACACGGGGCATCCAGATAATCCTAGAAAGTCTATACGCCATAGAACATTGCCTTCTTTAATTCCATCTGAGTTTTTCATGGTGCTCTGCCTCGTTTAAATAACCTTTAAGTACATAGTCAGGAAGTCTTTCAATCATTTCATATATTGCTTGGCCTTCACCGTCTCTTACATCTCTATAGAGTTGATGCATTACCTCGATTAATAGCTCTTCCTTTTCTTCTAAATCTTTAGTTGTTGGCTGCATATCTAGCCTCCTGTTTAACTTTATCTATGTAATCTTCAAAGGCTTTGCGGTGTATCTTCTTGTACTTAGAGCCGCCTTTCTTGATAACATCTTGCATATAGTGATATGTTTGAAGACCTTCCATAGCTTTATTGAGGTCTGGCTCTAGCATAAAGCTAAACATATGTGACTGACAGGTCGCAATAAACTCTTCTTCTGTGGGTAAATCCATTAGTAACCTCCAGTAAATCCAATTATATAAACTCTACGGGCTTGGTCGCCTGAGCTGTTAGCCTCAAATGTTAAGCCTTCTCGAACAGCAAAAGCTATCATGGCGTAGAACTCTTCGATATCAAACGTCTTAAATTCCATAGTTATTCTCCAGTCAGGTAAGTATAGTGTACTTCAGATACATGGTTGCCATCTTGCCACCGCTTAGACTTAGTAGCTACAAAGTCACACCAAGAGTTCCAAAGATTCTCACAGCCATAGTCAGCACATAATTCTATGTACTTATCTATCTTAGCATTGTTAGCATCAATGCCCTTCTGGGTCTTGGGATTCTTAGCTAGTGCTAAGTCTTTAGTGTCCAGTCCATACATTCTAATATTATGAGTATCCATACAGCCAACCAATCCAGCAACCAACTGACAGCAGAAGCCAGCTTTAGCTAAGCCCAAGCCATCAACTCTCAGGAATATATTCATAAGCGATATAGATTTCATAAAGTCTGTTTGCTTGCTGTTAATAACAGCCATCACCTGAGCATATACTTTGTGCTGATTAGATTTAAGATAGCTATATGTTTTCCCTTTGTTGCCCCACAAGAATCGGGACTCAGATTTATTTAATCTTACATCGGATAGTTGGTCACCAACACCGAGCCAGTTTTGTTGAATGCTTAGCACTACCATTAGAACTGTATCTGACATATTAGTAGCACTACGTTGTGAGTATTCCTGAACCGCTTTGCAGTGAGTGTTGAACATCGGCATCTCCAATTGTGTACTTATTAGTTAGTTCGTAAGAACTTACTAACTAATAAGTACATTTAATATTAATCTTCTTGAGTTATATAGCGGTCATTCCAGTCTTCGATGGCATTAAAGACTTCACCGCTAGTTACATAACCGCCATCTAATAGTCTTTCGACTAAATAATGTACAAATTCATTGCTAACTTCTACCATTTTACCACCTCTTACCCGCTGGGTTCTGATTAATTTTATCTTTCCAGATGCTTAAAGCTTCTGAGAGCGTAAGGTCATAGTGACCCCAGAATATATCTACTCCCTCTTCAGTGTTGCCCCAGCTATGGAACATATATTCAGCATCAGGTTTAAAGGCATCTATATGTTTGCTCTTATAGCTAATACAGATTCCAAGTATACCACAAGTGCTAACTAATTCGGCATCTAAACGTGACCGTAAAGTCTTTTGTAGTTCTATCATATTATTTAACCCCTGATTCTTTTGCATCTTCGACTATCTTACAAGCCAGATTCCAAGCCATCATAGCGGCCAGCCAAGCTACAGATTTCTCACTGCCTGAAAAGCTTTCAAGTCTATCTTCTAAGTCTTTCATGCTAGTCGGAGTGTAAAACAATTCAACTTTTTTCATAACGGTTCGCCTCTTTTGTGTCTTTATTAGTTAGTTCGTAAGAACTTACTAACTAATAAAGACATTTTAAAATAATAATTACTATGCTTTTTCAATGTAGACATCTTGATAGCCTTCAGCTATATAGAAGGCCGCTAACTTTTCCGCTTCACCTTTGGTGATATAGTATTGATTTGCTTCAACACCACCAACCCAAACTGTATATCTATTCATCGGTCTATCTCCTTTCCAATTATATAGATTATAAAGCCAGACAATGATAACACTATTATAAACGCTACGTCAATTATAACCATCTTATACCTCCACTTCAATGAAAGAATCTAAGTCAGTCGGCTCTGCCGGAACAACTTCTACTAAACTATATTCTGCATTTCTTAAATGCATAGCAGTTTCAGTAGCATCTTCTAAGTCTTGGCAGACCATTACATTACCATCGAATATAACTTTATACATAAGCATTCAGCCTTTTCGTTTTGGAGTTAATTTAATAGAGCCTACTACTTCGTAATAGGCTATATAAATTAACTAAACTTCGTAGCATTTAACAACAGTACTCCAGTCTATACTATGTAAAACTTCTTCGCAATGATATAGATGTTTATGTACTACTATTGTACCATCATCCCACTCTATACAAACTTTATCGCGGAAGGATACATTTGGAAACTTTCTTGCCCATATATAGCTATCATCAAAGTCTTGCATAAATATATACCTCGAAAATTAATAGAATTTAACTGGCCGTCCGTGGCCGATAGAATTACTTGACAGACAGAATCTCAAGGATTTTACCCATCATCGCTTCTAGCGAATCAACACGATTGGTCAGTGTTGGTTCCTTGGAAGTCGTAGACTTCTTTGGAGCCTTGGAAGCCTTTGGCTTCGCTGAAGCTTTAGCTTTAACTTTCTTGGAAGCCTTTGGCTTCGCCTTAGCCTTAGATTTCTTGGTAGAAATCATGTGGAGGAACTGCTCTGGAACACAATCCCATTCAAACCATTCTGAAACATCAGAATGGGTCATAAAGCTATCGGAGTCTTTGTAGTGCTTGTTAAGCACTGCATTGAAAACCTTGGTCAATCCATATCTCTCCGATGGAGAGGTTGCTTGGATATTCGCAAAGTGGGAAGCTACGGCAAACACTTGTCGAGCAGTAGCAATTTGGTTGGCATCGATTGAGTTGAAGTTTGATTTGGCCATTATAGTATTCCTTATTTATTAAGTTAAAAAGTTCATTCTGAACTTCTTTTTAACTTAATAAATAAGGAATACTTTTTAGTATCTCCATAACCTTTTATAGGTTATGGAGATACTAAGCCGACCTTTAAGACTTTTAAAGTCTTCATCGGGCGGCATTCCCTATCGGGAATTTCCTGTAGGCGATAAAATCTTTGGAGACTTTAAAAGTCTCAAGGGAGGTTGATTAGTCGTAGACTAAAAAGATGCTAAGTGCTTGAAATTCTTGGAAGTCTCTGGAGTAAATCTATAGATTTAAAAACACTTGAAAGTCTCCCTAGTTTTGTAAACTAGAAAGCTAGTCACCAACTCTAAGACTTTAAAAGTCTTCAAAGGGGTGTGGGCGTTAAGATTCTATAGAATCTCTGGAGATTTTAAAGTCTCTTTGGAGACTTTAGAGGGTGGGCAAGCTGCCATGGGGGGGTACTGGGATATATATACAATCGTATACATTTTATGGAGATATGCCATGTAAACCAGATAGTGCCGCAGCTTTAAAGGCTTTAAAGGGAGGGGCAAGGCTTGGGAAGTCGGGCGGCTTCCAAGGGCTTTAAAGGGAGCGATAGGGGTGCAGTATACATATGCTATAACCCCGGTGGGCTTAATATCTATTATACCCGTAGAATAAGCATCTGTCAAGTTTTATTTCATTTATTTGCAGGTCTTCACTTATATGTACATATATATGCTATAAATGCACATTTTTATGCATATATGTTATAAAAAACTTGACAAACCTCCATATTACGGGTATACTATAGTAATAGTACACTTAAATGACTAGGAAGTCTAAATGCCTGACAAACAACTAACCACCAAGCAACAAGCGTTTCTTGACAATCTTACAGCTTGTGGCGGAGATGTCAAACACGCAGCAGAGTTAGCAGGCTACGCAGAAGGTACACACTACACAGTAGTAAAGGCATTGAAGTCTGAGATACTAGACATTGCTACAAACATACTGGCGCTCAATGCACCTAAAGCAGCTTCTAAGCTTATTCAGATTATGGATAGCCCAGAACCTATACCGCAAGCTAACATGCGTATACAAGCTGCACAGCAAATCCTAGACCGTGTAGGACTAGGCAAAACAGAACGCCTAGATGTAAATGTAAGTTCTGGTGGGGGTTTGTTTGTTATACCCGCCAAGAAGGAGGTAGTGATAGATGGAGAATATACGGAGGTCGAGTAGCACCATACCGTTTGGTTATAAGCTAGATGAGTCTAATAACCAAATGCTAGAGCCAGTACAAGAAGAACTAGACATGCTGGACAAGGTTCTACCGCTTATAAGGGAAAAGACCCTAAGCCTAAGAGAAGGCAGCATGTGGTTGACCCACGAAACAGGACGTTCAATATCACACATGGGATTAAAGAAAATTGCCGAACAAAGAAAATGATTGGGACATCAATCCTGACAAATACTTGGTTGACGAGGAAGGCAACTTCAAACTTAAAGTTGATGGTACTCCCCGCAAAAAAGGTGGCAGAGAAAAAGGCTCAAAGGGAAGAGGGTACACATACCACTCAGAAACAAAAGCCAAGCAAGCAGCAAAGAGAAGCGTAAAAGACAAAGAGAAAAAACTCAAAGCAGCTCAAAACAAAATAGATAATTACAAGAAGTCTATAAGCAAAACTAAAAAGACTCTCAGCAAACTCGAAAACGAGAACGATACAAAGCTCGTAAGCGCCGAAGAGTTGGATAACATCCCCGCTTCATTAAAAGCAGAAGCAGTACAGGATGTTATCTTTAAGGCTAACGAAGGCCCACAGGAAGACTTTCTTGCAGCCGGAGAAACAGATGTGTTGTACGGTGGTGCAGCAGGGGGTGGTAAGTCATATGCTATGCTTATTGACCCCTTGCGTTTTGCACACCGACCAGCCCATAGAGCATTAATCATTAGACGCTCTATGCCAGAACTACGAGAACTAATAGACAAAAGTCGGGAGTTGTATCCAAAAGCATTTCCCGGCGCTAAGTACAAAGAAGTAGAAAAGCTGTGGGTATTTCCAAGCGGAGCTAAAATGGAGTTTGGGTTCTTGGAGCGTGATGCAGATGTATACCGCTACCAAGGTCAAGCATATAGCTTCATAGGCTTTGACGAGATTACACATCTCCCCACAGAGTTTGCTTGGAATTACTTAGCTTCACGGCTACGTACTACCGACCCAGAAATTGAGACGTACATGCGTTGTACAGCTAACCCCGGTGGTTCTGGGGCAAACTGGGTAAAGAAAAGATACATAGACCCAGCGCCACCCAATGAAAGCTTTAGGGGCGCAGACGGCCTTACGCGAAAGTTTATACCAGCTAGATTACAGGATAACCCCTACCTAGCTAAAGACGGACGATACGAGCAGATGCTAAATGCTCTACCGCCAACACAACGCAAACAGTTGTTGGACGGTAACTGGGATGTTGCAGAAGGCGCAGCATTCACAGAGTTTAATCCGTTTGACCATGTAATTACGCCTTTTGAGATTCCAATACACTGGGAACGAAGTAAAGGGATTGACTACGGTTATGCTTCAGAAAGTGCATGTGTATGGGGTGCCGTTGACCCCAGCGATGGTACACTAATAATATATCGTGAGTTATATAAAAAAGGATTGTTGGGTACTGACCTCGCAAGTATGTTGACTGAAATGGAGTACGAAGACCCCTTCTCAGTCCAAGGAGTGCTCGATACAGCGTGTTGGAGTCGAACTGGTACTACAGGCCCAACAGTGGGCGAAACGCTTCAAAGGGCCGGACACAAGCTCAGAAGAGCAGATAAAAACAGAATACAAGGTAAAATACAAATTCACGAATACTTGAAGCTCACGCAAAGCGGTAGACCCAAAATACAAATATTTAATACATGTCCTAACCTGATACGCGAGCTTCAAAGTATTCCACTAGATAAGTCTAAGCCTGAAGACGTAGACACACACGCATCAGACCACGCATACGATGCGCTAAGATACTTAATAATGGCTAGACCACGTATCAATGATACAATAAACCAACTTAGACAGTTTAGAAAAGAATCACATTTTACACCGTCTGATTCAACATTTGGATACTAATATGGCACACTGCAATAAAAAAACAAAGTATAATAATGGTGGATTAGTAGCCCGTAAAGAGTTTAAAGGTATTGGTTCTATTGAGGGCAATTTATCTGGAAACCAAGGCTATCGTTCTGGAGAAGTAAAAGCTTCTACCAACTTAGGCGGTACACGAGTAACGGCAAGCAAGTTTAAAGACTCTATGGGTAACTCGTCTACAAACTACAGCCTAGAAAAACAAATGAAAGGTAAGTCTTCTGCTGGTGTAAAGCTAGGTAAAAACCCAAGCGCTACTTACTCTAAAGATTTAGGAAAGGGGTTTACACTAAAAGCAAAGGTAGGTAAAAACTATCGTGGCATGTCAATCTCTAAGCCTCTATAAAGGAACAGTACATGAACGAAAAAAACGAATCATACGAAAACGCTGATTATCTTTACTTTGAAACTGAAGAGACTGCTGGCGGTCTTGAGCTGGACTTAGAAGAAGATGTGCGTAATCGTTTCGTAGGCTTAGTACAAGACCGTTACGCTAATGCAGAACAAGCAAGAGACTTTGACGAGCAGCGTTGGCTCACAGCCTACCATAACTTTCGTGGAATTTACAACAAAAATGTACGTTTCCGTGAAAGCGAAAAGTCAAAAGTATTCGTTAAAGTAACTAAGACCAAAGTATTAGCAGCCTTCGGCCAGCTAGTAGACGTTATTTTTGGTACTGGTCAGTTTCCTATTGGTGTACGTGAAACCCAACTGCCTGAAGGTATAGCAAAGTATACACACCTAGAAGCTGGCGGAACTGGCATAGAAACCAGCGCACCATCTTATGAAGAACCCGCAGAAGAAAAAGAAGAAGGGCCTAAGCCCATTTCTCCGTATGATGTTGGATATGCTGGTGATGGTCGTGATGAGCCACTAAAAGCAGGCGAAACGCTTACAGCTACAAAAGATGTACTGTCCGAAGCTATAAAAGAAGCAGGGCTAACTTTCGCAGAAGGCGCTTCCCCAGACCCACAGATATTAGAACGCTCTCCGGCTAAAGAAGCGGCACGTAATATGCAAACACTTATACACGACCAGATTGAAGAATCAGGCGGCTCAAGTGAACTACGTAATGCATTACTAGAAGCAGCATTGTTTGGAACTGGTATTGTCAAAGGCCCATTCAACTACAACAAGACGCTTAGCCGTTGGACAGTTGACGAGGACGGAGAAAGAAACTACAACCCCCTTGATGTTCGTGTTCCTCGTATTGAGTTTGTAAGTATTTGGGATTTCTTCCCAGACCCCAATTCAACTTCTATTGAAGATTGTGAGTATATTGTACATCGACATAAAATGAATAAGTCTCAGTTAAGAGCATTGGCTAAAATGCCGTTCTTTAACAAAGACGCAATTCGTGAATGTTTACAAATGGGGCCTAATTATACTGAAAAAGATTATGAGCATGAGTTAAAAGACGACCAAAGAACAGAAGATTATGGTTCAGCGCAGTTTGAAGTCTTAGAGTATTGGGGAATTATGGATGCAGAATACGCCAGAGAAGTAGGAATGGCATTACCCGATGAGGTTGATGATTTAGATGAAGTGCAAGTTAATGCTTGGGTTAGTAATGGTAAGCTGCTACGTGGGGTTGTTAATCCATTTACTCCATACCGACTACCATACAATGCCTTTCCTTACGAGCGTAATCCTTATTCTTTCTTCGGTATTGGCGTTGCTGAGAATATGGACGACTCTCAACAAATAATGAACGGCCATGCACGTATGGCTATCGATAACTTGGCACTTGCAGGAAGCTTAGTATTTGACGTAGATGAATCAGCCCTTGTAGGTGGACAGAGCATGGATATTTATCCCGGCAAAGTATTCCGCCGTCAGGCTGGAATGCCCGGTCAGGCTATTCATGGTGTGAAGTTTCCGAACACTTCTCAAGAAAATATGATGATGTTCGACAAGTTTAGACAGCTAGCTGACGAACAAACAGGTATCCCAAGTTACTCGCACGGTCAGACAGGCGTACAAAGTATGACCAGAACTGCGTCTGGCATGTCTATGCTGCTGGGTGCAGCGTCACTAAACATTAAAACAGTTATTAAGAACATTGATGACTTCTTGCTAAAGCCTTTGGGCGAAGCATATTACCAATGGAACATGCAGTTCTTTGAGGGGGAGCTGGATATTCAGGGCGACCTCGAAGTTCGTGCAATGGGCACAAACAGCTTAATGCAAAAAGAAGTACGCAGTCAACGACTGACTATGTTTCTTCAAACTGCACAGAACCCTGCGATTGCACCGTTTGTTAAAATCTCTAAAATTGTTAGTGAGTTGGCTTACAGCCTTGACCTTGACCCCGATGAGATTCTAAACGACCCTGAAGAAGCCGCAATCATGGCACAAATTATAGGAGCACAAAATGTTGGACAAGGAAATGGCGAACCGACTGGGGCCGCTGGTCAACAACCCGGAGCTATGGGAGGCCCTGAAGGAGCACCTCAACAACCTACGGAACTTGGAGCTACAGGGACTGGCGGTGGCAACATCGGAACTGGAACTGTACCGCAAGCAGGGGAAAGCGAGTTCACTGGCTAATTTAATGAATCTTAAAGAACAAGCAACAGAAGCTAAACAACGGATAGAGGAACAACAATGAAAAAATCTAAACTAAAATATGCAGTAGGCTCAGTAGCTCAAGCAGCGGCAGAGGGTGCTGATTCATTGTTGTCTGAAGCTCGAAAAGATGTAGTAGCTGCGCGTGAACCAGAACCAGCAGTAGCTCCTGAAATTGAAGAGCTTGCAGAAGCCGCATCTAAAGTAGAAGCAAGTCCAGATACACAAGCTCCTGAAGCACAAACAAACATGAAGGACACCACTAAGCTTGTAAACTCTTTTGAGTTTCAAGGCGGTAATAAAAAAATGGACAAGGCTTATATTATGGAGTCTTTGAACGAAGTAGCTGACTCTTCAATTGTTGAGTCTAAGCAGTCTATTGCTGAGTTTATTACTGATTTGCACCGTGTACAGTTGGAGCAAGAGTCTAAGCCCTTACTGTCTCCTAAAGATTTTAAAAAGCTTACTAGCTTTGCAAGCACTGAAGAGCGCATGGAAAAGAAAGAAGGTGGAGAAGTTTCTGACGTAGATAAGTATATTAGTCTGTACGGACAAATGGAACAGTCTATGGACAAAGCAGAAACTCCTGAAGATAAAAAAGTAATTTATGAGCGATGGTCTGAGGTAGAAAAAACATTTGACGGTAATACTATTAGTGCTGCTTTACAGAAAATGGACGAAGGGCGAGAAGGTAAATTTATAGGTGGACTGCTAGGAGCAGTTATAGAAGAAGTTACATCTTCTAAAGGAACTACTACTGAACCTGTAGGTCAAGAAGCCGAAGCAAGCATCAGCAACTTAGAGGGGCCTGACCCCATAGCAGCAGCTAATAACGCTCCTATTTCTAATACAAGCTTTGCAGAAGGAGGCTCGTTAATGGCTCCCGGTATGCCTGTAGATACTTATGATAATATACCACCAGAAGAAATGGAAGCAGTAAGAGCCACACAACTTCCAGACGATGAAATGGAAGACGAGTACGCAGGCTACGTGTTGAAAGAAGCACTGTCTCCTGACGACCAAGATTATTTAATAAATGCTCTCGAAGGCGATGAGCGTTTAGGGCAAATCTTTGATAACATCATGGATATTGCTGGAGAATTTGCTGGTGAAGGAGCTGTAGAAGGCCCCGGCACCGGCACATCAGATTCGATACCCGCAAGGTTGTCGGATGGTGAATTTGTTTTCACCAGAAAAGCAACCGACCAAATAGGCACAGATAAGCTTCAGGCTATGATGGATGATGCAGAACGTGCTTATGATGGCGGTGTAATGAAAAAGTACGCAGGAGGAAGCATCCTTGATGGCGTTATGGATATGGAAGACCCTGATGAAGGAGTTCATAACCAAATGCTCAGCTCGAATGCAATGCCTAGTGTACGAAACCGATAAGGCCACCCGAAAGGCCCCTTATCACTAACTTTTAACCTAGAGGCCACCTTGTAGTATCAAGCCCTATTCTTCAGTCGCGAGTTGAATAGCTACCTTGAAAAGACGACAAGCCCCAAAAGGAGTGCGACATGACTGACTTACAAGAAGTAGAAGTAGAAGAAGAAGCAGCAAACCCATACAACATGCACAAAGATTGGCATGATGAAGAAGACCAACCCTTTGAAAGTGCTGATGGTGTTTACTACGAAAAGAAAGCTAAGAAGGCCACCCGAAAGGCCCCTTCTGAAGAAGAATCCGCTACAGATTACAAAAAGCGATATGATGATTTAAAAAAGCATTACGACACTAAGATTAACGAGTTTAAACAGAAAGAACAAGAACTTCAAGCCGAAGCTCGAATGACACAGCAAGTTGAACAGGCCGTTCGTCACGAGGAACATGCAGAAGAAGTTCAGGACGAGTATGTAGAAACAGCACCCGCTGAAGAGGCTAACACTAGACTTTCAGCACTTGATGAGCGAGAAGCTAGGATTGCACGAAAAGAGGCTGAAATAACTCTAAGTTCAGCGCATCCTGACTTTTCAGAAATACGGCAAAGTGACGAGTTTCACGAATGGGCTAAGTCACAGCCAGAAGCAATTCAAGATTGGGTATACAACAATCCTAATGACGTAAGCTTAGCAATCAAAGCTATTGACTTTTATAAAATGGAATCGGGTTTAAGCTCTCAACCTTCTTCAAGTAAGAAAGCACAGTCGCAGCCTGTGTCCCCTTCGGCAGCAGATATGGTTTCAACTAAAACAAAAGCCGTAAATGCTAATGAGCCAAAGATATGGACACAACGGGAAATTGCTGCACTGTCTATGGATGAGTATGATAAACATGAAAAAGAAATCGATTCAGCCATAATTGAAGGCAGGGTAGTAGCTTAATAACTATTGTCTTAAATAAAAGGAAAAATAATCATGGCTAATAACGTATCAGACCAGTTTTTTGCAGAAGGTAGTAACAGTAACTTTGGAACTAGCAGCAACTTTATGCCTGCTATTTACTCGAAGAAGGTTCTTAACTTCTTCCGTAAAGCTTCCGTTGCTGAAGCAATCACTAACACTGACTATGCAGGTGAGATTTCTGCATACGGTGATTCTGTAAAAATCATTAAAGAACCCACCATTACTGTACATCAGTATGAGCGTGGCGCTGACACAACTGCAACTGCACTGACCGACACCGAAGTAACTTTGGTTGTTGATATTGCTAACGCCTTTAAGTTCATCGTAGACGACATCGAAACTTCAATGTCTCACGTAAACTTCAAGGAAGTAGCTGCTTCATCTGCTGCTTACGCTCTGCGTGATGCATTCGATGCTGGCGTACTGGCTACTATGGAAGCAGGTCTAAGCGCTTCTTCTCCTGACCACATCATCGGTGGCGACACTACTGCTTCAGCCGCTTCTGGCGTTCTGACCGGTACTGACGCTGTTGGTCTACAACACGCAGGAACTGACCCTCTAGATGTTCTGGCTCGTATGGCTCGTCTGCTTGATGACGAAAACGTACCAGAAGAAGGTCGTTGGGTTGTAGCTCCTCCTGTATTCTACGAAGAGCTGTCGCAGTCTGACTCTAAGCTCTTGTCAGTAGATTTCAACGGTGGTCAAGGTTCTATCCGTAATGGTCTAGTAAGCTCTGGTAAGCTTCGTGGATTTAGCATGTACAAGTCTAATAACATGACTGGACTTGTTGCTAACGCTGATGGCCTTATTCTTGGCGGTCACATCTCTGCGGTATGTACTGCACAGACTATCACCAGCACTGAAGTCATTCGTGACCCAGACAGCTTCGGTGACATCTGTCGTGGTCTGCACGTATACGGCGCTAAGGTTCTTCGACCTGAAGCTCTCGTTGGTGCATACTTCAACGTAGCATAAGCTGTAACCAAATAAGTGCGGGGGCTGTAAAAGGCCCCCAATCTTTAACAAATTTAAAGGCAATATAAACTATGGCAACATCATACTTAGATTTGACTAATGAACTTCTTAGAGAACTTAACGAAGTTCCGTTAGATTCAGGTAACTTTAGCACAGCTATTGGTGTCCAAGGACACGTACAAGATGCTGTAAACAAAGCATACTTTGATATTATCAATGATGAACCTCAGTGGCCTTTCTTATCTGCTGGCGAGAGTGGCGAAGTAGACCCTATGTACGGAAACGTATATGTCGAAACAGTTGCAGGCCAGAGATTTTATGAACTAAAACCAGCTAGTGATTCCATTAAAACAGATTATGGTTCAATAGACTGGGATAATTTTTATGCGACCACTGTAGGCGTAGCTGGCGAAACAGCCCCCTACACTGGAAAGAATTTGTCGTTTATGACTACAGAAGCTTGGAAAACATTTAGACGAGTTTCAGAAAACTTAGATGACGCAGACAGTCAAACATTTGGAGTTCCTAACAGTGTAATTAGAAGTCCTGATTCACGTAAGTTTGGACTTAGCCCCATACCTGATAAAGTGTATCGTGTGTGGTTCTATGCTTGGAACCTTCCTACAAAATTTACCAGTTATAGTGACGAGATAGTGTTTCCTGAAATGTATAGCACAGTTTTGCTAGCTAGAGCACGTTACTATATTTGGCAGTTTAAAGATAATCCACAGGCCGCTTCATTTGCAATGGACGACTATAGAAAGGGATTACGCAGTATGCGCTCAAACCTTATTGAAGCCGCACCAACCACAATAAAAGATGACCGAGTGAGATTCATATAATATGGCAGCTTCACAACCTTTTGGTTTCGCTTGCAAGGGTGGTTTAAATACCAACATAAGCAAGATAGAATTGCTTAGTCAACCCGGAATTGCAACTAAGTTGCTTAATTTTGAGGTTGACCCTGATGGCGGCTATCGGCGTGTTAGTGGGTTTACAGCTTATGGAGCAGGCTCAGCAGCAAGGCCCAACGGCGCAAATTCTGTTCTAGGTATTAAAACTTATGCAGACGGCGTTGTAGTATGTAGCGGAACAGATATTTTCTTTAGTAATGATGGCGTTACTTGGCTTCAAATAAACCGAGCTTCTGTTCATAGCAACGGAGACAACTATACAACTTTTACAGGCCGTGCAGCATTAACTAGAACTAATCAAGGCCAGTGTTCTATTGACATCTATGAAGGCAGTAAGTCCGTATACGGTGAGTTAGTAATTTGTGATGGAGCTAATAAACCTTATTACTTTTATATGACAGGAACAGGTGCATTAACTAGCCGAACTTTTTTTTCATCGGAAGTTACAGTATCAAACACAGAAGCTCCTACAGTCGGAACTGTACACAGTAATCATTTTGTAGTAGGAGGAACACTAGAAAATCCTAACCAAGTGTATTATAGTCATTTACATGAAATGGATAATTTTGCAGGTGCGGGAGCAGGAGAAGTAAGACTAGCAGATAAAGTTATAGGTCTTAAAAGCTTTCGTGGCGACTGCATTGTATTCTGTAAAAATAGCATTTACAGATTAATAAATATTGAAGCTAACGATGCAACGACTGCAATTGTTCCAATCACTAAAAATGTAGGCTGCATAGATGGACAAAGCATTCAAGAAATTGGAGGCGACCTTGTATTTTTAAGCCCTGACGGTATTCGTACATTGGCTGGAACTGCGCGTATTGGTGATGTAGAGCTAACTTCTGTAAGCAGAAACATTCAAAGAATTTTAAGTAACATTGCAAACAACATAAATGCTTATACTGTTTCAAGTGTTGTGTTGCGCTCTAAGTCTCAGTATCGTTTATATTACTCAAACCCTACTGAAGGCGGAGCATTTGCAAAAGGAATCATTGGAACCTTTACAGGCCAAGGATTTGAGTGGTCTGAAACAGAAGGAATTGAAGCACCTGCTGTAGATAGCGGATTTTTATATAGTGGTGTTGAGCAGATTATACATGGAGATGCAAGAGGTTATATTTATAACCACGACACAGGGAATTCTTTTAGTTATCAAGGAACATTAGAAGATATTAAAGCTGAGTATGAAACACCTTACTTAGACTTTGGTGACATGGGCACACGAAAAACTTTACAATACATTAAAACATCTGTAACTCCTGATGCAGGAGCAGGTGGTTTTTCACAGCCTACATTAAGAGTTAAGTTTGATTTTGAAGATGCTAACATACAACAGCCTGCGCCTTACACCTTTCCAGAAATTAGAGGCGGCGCATTTTTTGGAGATGCCGTATTTGGAGAAGCAGTTTTTGGTTCAGCAGAAAGCCCACTCATAAGACAACCTATTCAGGGAAGTTGCTATACGTCTAATTTTTCTATAAACAGTGACGACCAACTTCAACCTTATACAATTAACGGTTTATATATAAACTATGTTCCCGCAGGCAGGAGATAATTAGATGGCAGGTACAAGCTATACAAGACAAAGTACAATTACAGACGGTAATCTAATTACTGCTTCTCTTTTTAATAATGAGTATAATCAGCTTTTAAATGCTTTTGTATATTCTTCAACGGGAACTACGGGCCACACGCACGATGGAACCGCTGGTCAAGGTGGTGCAATTGGAAAGATTGGCGACCAAGACTTTAATAATAAAATAGAAATTAGCGCGACTAATAATCGTATTGAATGCTATATAGAAGTTGGCGGCTCTCCTGTTGAACAGCTTCGTATTCAAGACGGAGCTATTGTACCTGTAACTGATAGTGATATAGATTTTGGTACAACTTCTTTAAGATTTAAAGATGCTTTTGTAGACAGCTTGACTGTAACTGGCGTTGTTACTGCTACAGGATTCACAATAGGCTCAGCAGTTATTACTGAAGCAGAACTAGAAATCCTAGATGGCAAAACATTCTTGGATGAAGATGACTTATCTTCTGATAGTGCTACAGGTATTCCGTCACAACAGTCTGTAAAAGCTTACGTAGACGCACAGGTTACTGCACAAGACCTAGACCTAACTGACGGCACTACAAGCATCTCAATTGATTTAGATTCAGAGGCTCTGAGTGTCTTGGGCGGAACCGGCATAACCTCTACTGCAAGCGGCAATGGCGTAACACTCGCAATAGATTCTACTGTAGCTACTCTTACAGGCTCACAGACTCTCAGCAACAAGACCCTAGCTACTCCTGTTATCTCCGGCAACCTAACTACTGACGGCACTATAGATGGTCGTGATGTAGCTGCTGATGGTACTAAGCTAGATGGCATTGAAACCGCAGCAACTTCAGACCAAACAGATGCAGAGATTCGTGCTGCCGTTGAAGCCGCTACAGATTCTAATGTGTTTACAGACGCTGACCACAGTAAGTTAAATGCTATTGAGGCTTCAGCTGACGTAACAGACACAGCTAACGTAACAGCCGCTGGTGCCTTAATGGACAGCGAGGTGACAAACCTTGCAGAAGTAAAGGCTTTTGATTCATCAGACTATGCTACCGCAGCACAAGGTACTTTAGCTGATAACGCTTTGCCTAAATCTGGCGGCACAATGACTGGTGCGCTTGTACTCAACAACACTGGTTCTTTAAAAGTTTCCGCAGGTACTACAGGGCAGCGTGAAGGCTCTCCAGCAGCGGGGATGTTTCGCTACAACACCACGGAAGGCAAGTTTGAAGGCTACTCCACAGAGTGGGGCGAGATTGGTGGTGGTGCTGCTGACCTCCTGCTTAACAGCTTCACTGGTGACGGCTCCGACGTAACCTTCTCACTCTCTGGTGCAGCAATAGAAAACAACACGCTGGTGTATGTCGATGGCGTGTATCAGAACAAATCAACCTATGCAGTATCTAGCGCAACTCCCGCTGTAGTTACTTTCTCTGAGGCTCCTGCTAACGGAGCAGCCATTGAGATTATGGTAGCGGCTATTTCAGTCACTAACGTAGGTACACCCAGTGACAACACAGTCACTACGGCTAAGATTGTAGATGATGCAGTAACAGCAGCTAAGATAGCTTCAGAGCCTGTAGCAGTAGGTATAACAACTGTAGTAACTTCTACATCTGTTACAGCTACAGTAAACACACATGTTTTTGTAGACACTGCAACTAAAACTATTACGCTGCCTGCATCACCGACTATTGGTCAAAGAGTATTAGTTACTGTCGGAAACTTTACAGACACGGTGGTTGGACGTAACGGCAGTAATATTATGTCAAGCGGTACAGACATGACATTAGACAAAGCATATCTTTCAATTCAATTTATATATACAAACTCTACAGTAGGGTGGGCAATAGCATGAGTAATTTTTCAGATTTTATAGGTGGTGGTGGTTCTGCGTCATTCCCCACAATATTTTTAAGTAAGTCGCAGACTTGGGTTCCGCCTCAAGACGGCAATATCTGCATTCACGTTATTGGTGGAGGGGGCGGTGGTGCTGGCTGGAGTGAGTATACGACTAGTGGTGGTGCTGGCGGGTATTGTAAAAAGAACACTTTAGCAGTCACTACTTCTGGTTCTTTTACAGTTGTCGTTGGAGCAGGTGGCGCTGGCGGTGCAAACAACAGAGGCAACACCGGGGGTGGTGGAACTGGGGGAAACAGTACAGTGGCAGGAACAGGTTTATCGTCCACCCTCACAGCTAATGGAGGCGCAGGCGGTGTTTATTCAAGCAGCGCAATTCCAGCAGGAGGAACTGCTGCAAACGGAGATGTAAATAACACAGGTGGCGCAGGGGGGGCTGTTTCTGGCACAGACGGAGGCGCTGGCGGTGGCGCAGTCGGTCTTACGGGTACAGGGCAGGCAGGTTCTGTTGGTAATAAAGACCTACCTATAGCCGGGGAGTGTGACATTATTGGAGACTTCTGGTCATCTACAATGGGGCAAATAGCTGGAGGAATAGCTGGGCGCTGTGTTAGACACACCACTTCCACAGTACCCTATGACGGTGTAAATGGCGGCCCATTATCAGGCGGTGGCGGTATTATATTTAATACAGGTAGTGAAAGATTGGTGCAAGGCGGTGCTGGTGGTATTGGTGGTGGTGGTGGTGCGGCAGAAAACAAGGGCCATATATCGTCATCTTTAGGTGGTGAAGGTGGCGAAGGCATTGTCGTTATCCAGTACATCCCATAAAGGAGAATTAAATGAAATATAATATTAAAGATGCTGATGGCAACATCACAAACACCATCACTGCTGATGCTGAGTTTGTTGAGGCTAACTTTGAGCATTACGAGCTTTGGGTAGCACCTGCACCCGAAGAGTTTACGCAAGAAGACATAGAGGCCATTGCAAAACTATGGCGTGATGGAGAACTCCAGCGCACAGACAAAGCAGCACAGACTCCAGACTGGCCCAACCGTGACAACATCCTGACCTATAGGGTTGCATTGCGCGACTGGCCAGCTACGGATAACTTCCCAGACACAAAACCAGAGGTGGGCTAATGGCTTTAACAAAAGTAACAACGGGCGTTCTTGCTGACACGATAGCCGCTGGTATTCCTACGGCAACTGTGGGCAGCAACGCGAACGCAACAGCTAACACGCATCACTTTGTGTCTGCATCAGGTGTGACTCTTACACTACCTACGCCTACTGTAGGCATGAAGGTGTACGTTACTGTAGGTAACTTTGACACGACAGTCATTGGGCGTAACGGCAGCACTATCGTAGGCTCCGCAACAGACTTAACAATCAACGTAGCTAATATGTCCATAGGACTTATTGGAACTTCAACTTCATCATGGGTGTTTATATAAATGTCAAACTTAACAGACTTAATATCAGCAGGCGGGGGTGGTGGTGCATTACCACAAATCGCATTGACACAATCTCAAACATGGGTTCCACCGCAAGACGGAACAGTATGCATTCACGTTATTGGTGCTGGTGGTGGTGGAGTTGCCACTTTAACAGGAGGCTCTTACGGTGGTGGGGCTGGTGGCTACTGCAAAAAAACTACGTTAGCCGTGACCACATCAGGCTCGTTTACTGTAGTTGTTGGTGTTGGTGGTTTAGGAGGATACACCAATGGAACGAACAACGGAGCAGGAGGAGGAAATAGCACTGTTTCAGGTACTGGTTTATCAAGTACTTTGACCGCAAACGGTGGTGGTGCAGGAACTACTAGTGCTGGAGGTGCTGGAGGCACAGCCTCAAATGGTACAGTAAACAACACTGGCGGTGCTGGTTCTTTTTACGGGGGCGGTGCGGTTGGTGTCTACGGTACAGGAAACCCCGGCAGAGATAATGCACAAGGTGGTGCTGGTGGCGGTTCTTCTGATGCTCAAGGTTGGGATGGCTTGACAGGCTATGGTCAGATTGTTGGCGGCAAAGGTACTAAAACATCTGCTTTTGCAGACTATCAAGGACTTATTAGCCAATACCCTGCGCCTGCTTTAGCAGGAGGCGGTGCAGTGTTTCAAAATCCGGGTTCAGGTAGTGCATACGGTTCTGACGGAGGTGTTGGCGGTGGCGGTGGCGGTTGTCGTAATAATAATAGTCTGGGTGCTGGCGGTTGCGGTGGTGACGGCATAGTAATCATCCAATACCTACCCGCATAAGGAGAAGAACATGAATTATATAATTAAAGACGCTGACGGCAACATCACTAATCCTTGCATCAAAGCTAGTGCTGAGTTTATGGAAGCTAACTTTGAACACTATGAAGAGTGGTCTGTGCCTGTAATTGAAGCGCAACCAGAATTAGAAGCACGACAATGGCGCAATGGCGAACTATCGTCTTCAGACTTCATAGTCCCTCTGACAGACCACCCTCAACGCGATGCTTACATGACGTATCGTGCAGCCCTACGCGACTGGCCCAGCACAGCAGACTTCCCAGACACTAAGCCAATTTTAGGCAGCTAATATGATTGCAGAAATCTCAGCAGTTGTAGGTGTACTAAAGGCTCTTAATGATGGCATTAAAACCGTCAAAGAGTCTGGAGACCACTTGTCAGGTCTGTCGGGATTGTTTACTAGCCTCACTGACAGCAAGGTAGCTGTAGAGAGCATTGAAGAGGCTACTAAAGCAGGCGACCACATACTAACACAGGAAGAGGCTCTGGAGCTTGCATGGGCTAAGAACGCCATTCGAGAGCAGGAGAAGGAGCTAAAGAAGATAACGCCTAAGCTAGTCTGGCGTGACATGCTGATGCTTCAGAACAAGTCTATTCTAGACCACAAGCATAAACTAGAAAAAATTAGACTTGCTAAGTTAAAACAACAACGAAAAGTAACTGATATGCTAAAAAACATAGGAGCTACCATTGTTGTTGTTTCTGTATTTGGCGGTATTTTTTGGTTAATAACTGAAGGTATAATATAATGGCTGTAGAAGAATCAGTAAAAGAAACGGTAGACGTAGTAGCTGCCTCAACAGGTATACTTTCTTTAGTTGCTTGGCTACCACCTACAGCCTCGTTGTTTACTATTATATGGTTAGGTATAAGGATATACGAATCAGATACCGTAAAGGGGTTTTTAAACAAGGAAGATTAATGCAGTTCTATATTTTAACGTCTACTAACTATGATGCTCTTGTTAGACATTTTGATTCTAGATACAGCAACATAGAAAAAGAAGACGCTGTAGTAGTTATAAACACATTAAATGAAAAGTATAGTGCTCAGGCCGAAGACTTTTGTAAAGAAAATAACATTGAGTATTACATTACAGAAAGCAACGGAACACCAGCAAAAGGTAAAAATTCTGTATTAGATATTTTTTTAGAATCTAATAATGATTATTGTGTTATGGTAGATGGAGATGACTTTTTAACTCCGCATGGAGTTTGGATGTACAAAAATTTAGAGGTAATGGATAATCCTCCAGATGCAATATGTCTAATAAATCAAAAGTCTTATAGGTATGTAAAAAATACTTTGTATGCTTTGCAACCATTTACAGTAGATTATAGTGACTTGCTAAGCTCTGATTATTATACAATGTTTAAGAATGAGTATAAGCTAAGCGAAGAAAAATCAAAATACTTTGAAAGCTTGCATTACAAGTTTTATGCACAACACAGAAAGTATTCACAAGATAACGAAGTACATTGTCGAGTTACGTGGCTTAGCAAAAAAGCAGCAAAGTTTAGATTTAATGAAGACATAGTTGTGGGTGAAGATACTCTTCAAATGTTTGAGTTAAAAAACCAAGCAGTATTAGGCAACTTAAATTTCTATACTACAGACGAAACGCCTGCAACCTATGTATATGACGAAAGAAATGCAGGTACAGTAATGAAAGTATCTAAGTTTGGTTTTGATTATGAGTGGATGGATGCATACTTAAACGAGCTTAAAAAAATGGAAGACGAAAATAAACTACATGAAAATGTAAAGCTTCCTGAATTAAAGATAGATTATCCTGTAGTATATAATAAAAGTGATTATAAACTTACAGATAAATATATTCACAAATATAATGACATTAATGTAGAGCTTCCACGAAATGCTACAGAAAAGTCAATACACAAAAGTTATTTATATTTAAAAAAATATGCTGCGTAGAATAAGGAACTTTAATGATTAAAGCTCGACAAACTTTAAAAAACCTGCAAGCTAGTCGCATACGAGCACAGGCTTATGGCGGGGGATTGCAGTATAATTACGGCTCTGGGGGCGGAGGCGGTGGAAGCATGGAAGGCTCTACTGTTTATGGTTATAATCCAAGCCCTACTGCGGGAGGCAGCTATAACAATGCTGGTGTAGGACAGTATAGTAACACAGGCTTTGGGATTCCGGCTGGCGTTGGTTCAACTTCTTCTGGTGGAGGAAACTCTAGCGGCTATGTCAGTACTCCGGCCCCGAAAGAAGAAGAACCAGAAGTAAATGAAGTAATAGTAGAGGCTGAGCCTTTACCACCAAAAGATGAACCAGAGCCTATTCTTGTTTCAGAAAACAAGGAAACAGGTGTAAATATATATGATGCTCAACCCACTATGGGTGGAAGCAATTCTAATACAGACGATAAAGAAACTGAAGACAAAGAAGAAGAAAACTCAGAAGATACTGAAGACGATGGAGACAACAGTATGGCAAACACAGAAGGCAAAGAACTTCGAAATGGAAACGCTTATGGCAGTTCCGGCCCTAAACAAAACCCCAATAACGGCGGAAACCAAACCGGGGGTGGCGGAAACCAAACCGGAGGCGGTTCAACCCAAGAAGGTACTGGTGCTCCAATTAAAATTGGGCAAACAACTCCTGAGTATACTATTCCAGAAATGGAAGCTGTAAAAGCTAGTGCATACGGAATGACTACATCTAAAAAAGATATTCAATCTGTAGGCGAGGCTGGCACTGTAACTGTAGGCGAAGACGTTACGGCTCCCGACATGGGTGCAACTGTAGAACAAGAAGCTCCAGATAAAGTAGGCCCCGCAAAAGAAGTTACGGGTGCTACGTTTGATGCTTCTCTAGTGGGTACAGGTGCTGATGTTACAGCAGCTCAAGGACGGCTTTCTCCAGAAGCTATAGCTAGAGTAGAAGATGCAAAGCTTAGTGAAAGAGCCGTTGCAGCACAAAGAGATACTCAAGCCGAAAGAGAAGCTCAGGCAGGCAATGTAGTTTTTGATGTTGACTCAGGAGCCTACGTAAATAAAGTAAGCGGTAAGACTGCTTCTGTTGAAGAAGCTAAAGCTGCTGAAGCTCAAACACGTAAAGCTATTACAGACGACACTCTTTCTGAAGGTGAGGCCGCTAAAATTGTAGATACTGTAGGCTTTGAAGCTGCACAGCGCAGAACAGTTCAAGGCACAGCAGCTAAAAGCGCAGCGGCTGGAATGCTTGCAGAGGTTGGTGAACTTCCTCCAGAGATTACAGCAGCAATTGTAGAAGACCCTGCAACTGTTGAAGCTGCTATAGACGAACAACCTGTAGAAGTAAGAGCTGCCGTTGCAGCACTGCCCACAGAAGCTCTAGTATCTTCACAGATGGAAAGCTTGCTGGGTGGACTTGAAGACGGTAAAACTCCTGCATGGGCTAAACCAGCACTTGCGGCTGTTGAAGCTAACTTAGCTAGACGAGGCATGAGCGCTTCTAGTGTTGGCCGTGATGCAATGTTTAATGCTATTATTCAGAGCGCAATGCCAATGGCTCAAAGCAACGCTCAAGCTTTGCAACAGCGCGCAGCTCAAAACCTGAGCAATGAGCAACAAGCTAACATGTCTACAGCAACACTAGACATGCAGCGAAGGATGTCTAATCTTTCTAATCAACAAACAGCCAACTCTCAAACAGCTCAGATGGCTCAGCAAATGTCTACAATGCAGAGCCAGTTTAGACAAGATGCCGTAATGACTACTGCACAAATGCAGCAGCAAACACGTACTCAAAACTTAGCGAATCTTCAAGAATCTGCTAAAGTTACTGCTATGAATGAGCAGGCTATGAGAGCACAGAACTTGGGCAATGAGCAGCAGATTGAACTGGCTGATATGCAGTACATGAACGCTACTGAATCCGAAAACATGTCGGCAGTTCAACAGCAGCGTCTAGTTGAAATGCAAACAGCCGCAGATTTCTTGTCTAAAAATGCTGGATTCAAGCAACAAATGGAGCTGGCTAATTTGTCTAATGACCAGCAGATGAGGCTTGCTAACTTAACAGCTTTAAATCAATCTGAATCTGAAAACCTTAGTGCTGCACAACAAACAGAGCTTGCAAACTTAAACAATCGTATGCAAACCAACATGCTTCAAGGTAAGATTGCAGCCGAGATGAACCAAGCCCAGTTGACTGTTGACCAGCAAAGAGCAGTTCAAAATGCTTCAATGATAGCTAATGTAGATTTAACTAAGTTTAATGCAGCACAACAAGTAGAACTAGCCAACAGTAAGTTTATGCAAACAATGGTTGCCGCAGAGTTCAGTGCTGAGCAGCAAGCAGCAATGCAAAATGCAACTGCTATGGCTTCTTTAGATATGGCTAATCTCGATAAGAATACTAGGCTTGCAGCACAAAATGCTCAGTCATTTTTACAGATGGATATGACTAATCTAAACAATAGGCAGCAAGCAAATATAATAAAGTCTCAAAACCAGCAGCAAGCAATGCTAAGCGACCAAGCAGCTACTAATGCATCAAGACAGTTTGCGGCAGCTAGTCAGCAACAAGCAGACCAGTTTATGTCTAACCTTGGTGTACAGATAGAGCAGTATAATTCTTCTGCTGCTGCGGCCCGTAGCCAGTTTAATGCTACTGAAAGTAATAGGATGGCTGCTATAGATGCAGGAAACGAGCTACAAGCACAACAGTTCAATAATCAATTAGCTGTAGATGTACAAAAGTTTAACGAGCAGTCAGACTTTCAGCGTGACCAGTGGAATGCAGCAAATGCACAAGCCGTTGAGCAGTCAAACATTCAGTGGCGCAGACAAGCTAATTTAGCTAACACAGCAGCAGAGAATGCAGCTAATCAACAGAACGTACAGATTGCATACAACATGACATCTCAGGAGCAAACTCAACTATGGCAGCAGCTACGTGATGAAGCAGCTTACATACGTCAAAACTATGAAAACGAACAGCAGCGTAAAGCTCAGATGATTGCAACTGCTATCGGTAATGAATCAGTATTTAAAAAAGCAGGTGATGCAGATTCGTTTATCTCTACAATAATTGATTCAATAAGCAGCACAGGCTAAGAGGATACAAAAGCATGGGATTTTTTAAAAAAGTATTTAAAAAAGTTAAGAAAGGTTTTAAAAGCATTGGCAAGGGCATCAAGTCTGCGTTTAAAAAGATTGGTAAGTTTATGGGTAAGATTGGCATTGTAGGCCAGTTGGCTCTTATGTTTACTCCAGTCGGGGCTATGATGGGTAATTTGTTTGCAGGCATAGGCAACGTAGCCGGACAAGCTTTTAGGGGCGTTACGGGCGCTTTAGCTCAAGGCGGAAAAATTGCTCAGGCCGCAGGTAAAGTTCTTGAGGCAGGCGGAAGCTTTGCAAAAGCAGGACACTCTGCATTTAAGACTGTGACTGAAGGCGTTACTACTTTTATAAGAGAGTTTGGCGGTGCAGCTTTAAACACAATTCCCGGAATGAACAAATTAATGCCTAGTATTACAGACAAAACTTTTACGACTGCTTGGAACGCTACCCAAGATTCTGTATTACAAAACTCTAAAGCTATTATGACTAATTTTGAAAACGCTATCAACGGCAGGATGCCTACTGCGGCTCAACAGGCTGCTTTAGATGCTAAGAAAGCTACGGCTGAAATAACTAAATCAGAGTATGTTGAAAGCAAAACTAAGGCAATGCAAGACCAAGCGGCTAAGTTCCCTGATTCAATAGATGAGCGCTTTAAGCCTTTAGATGACTTAACTGCTGGTGCTAAGCCTGAAGATATATTAGATTATGAAGACTATGCTGTTGATGGAACTATTAAACAAACTCCAGCAGACCAGCGAGTAAGCTCCGTTGAAAGCGATAGTATTTTAAGCAGACCTATAGACTACGCTTCAACAAAATATAAAGAGTTTCTTAATGATAGACCTCTGGGTCAAGCTATTACTGAAGAAGGTATAGATTACCTTGGCGAACAAGTAGCTAAAATTCCAGATGAAATAACAGGGCTAGGTAAACAGCGACTATATCAAAACATAGGTTTAGAAGCTAAGCCTGAAGCTGCTAATGTATACTATGGAGCTGTTGCTCAGTTTGATACAGCCCCAGCAGGAACTTACGGCTCTCCAGAAATTAACGACAGAGCTATGCAGGTTCAGCTTGCGGGTACTGATTTTTATAACTTAGCACCCTTTGGAGCTGGCGCTAATTTCTATACACAAACAATGGCTAGAGGAATTGGAGGTACAGCGTAATGGAAGAAGAAGTATATATGGAAGAAGTGTCTAAAATGAACAGACCTATTCCGGGCCAGTCGCTTACTACAGACCCGGAAAACCCTGCTCCGTATGAAAGACCTCCAGAGTTTACTAACGTACACGAAGCCAGTATGTATATGTGGGACTTTGTAACTGAAGATGAAACTTATGTAGCTTTGATGACTGGAATATCTAAAGGTGTTCCAGTAATGAGCATTGTACAAGTTTTATTATTTGACCAGTTTCAACAAGGCAAGTTTAATCCTGACCTAATGATGATGCTTGCTGAGCCTCTTGCGTATATGCTTATTGCACTTGCTGAGCGTTTAGACCTAGACATTAAGATTGATAATGACGAAGAAGAAGGCGATGTCTTTGGAGTTGATATGGAAGAGGCTTCCTTGCAAAAACTTAGAGAGGCTGCTACAGAAAGCGGTATGCTTCCTCAAGGTTTCTTAACTGAAGAAATGACTACTGACATGATAGAGCTTCCAGAAGTTAGCTTGTTAGAAAAGCCAGAAGCTCCCCTAGAATCACCAGTAGAAGAAACAGCACCTGCACAACCTAGCCTTATGGCACAACCTGAAGGACAGTAAACATGGCACAAGATTCAATTGCATACGGTGAAAGTCTTTTAGCTGACATTCGTCAAAGAAATGACAAGCTTAGAAGCCAAGCAAAAAAAGAACGAAACAAAGACCTATGGAAGTCTGTTGCTGTAAAAATAGGTACAGATGTTGTTTCAGATATTTTTACTCAGAGGCAAGAAGCTTTTTTAGAAAATGAGAAAGCTACTCAAAATAAAATTATGCTTGGAGAGCTTGAAAAAGAAGCAAAAAATTGGAATACTACTTTTCAAACTGCCCAGCAAGCTCCGGGAGGAGAGTTAAAGTATTTGCAGGGCGTTGCTAATTCATCCGTTGAAGCACACCTGAGAAATCAATATGGGCCTAAAGGAACTTACAACGAAGCCGATTTTCAGATGTTATTAAACAAAACATCTAAAGCATACTTGCCTACTCTACAGGAGCAATGGGAAAGCCGAAAAGAAGCTAACAAGACTTACTTGTCTAGCGGAAACAAAGAAGCCTATGAAAAATACTTAGAAAATAAAAAGAAAGAAGTAGGTTTTACAGGAAGTATTATAAAAGGTTTAGGGTTAGACGGTCTTACCGGCAAGCCTGCTGATGGTATACTTTCAACTAGCACATTCCTAGATAAAGCAGAAAAACAAAGGGAGTTAATAAACAACTACAACAAAGCTAAAAACGCAGGCGTAGCTGAGTTTATAGCTGAAAACTACACAGAAAAAGATTTAAAACTCGGTCTTCCTCCGCCAAAAGTAAGCGACACAGCAAGAAAAATAAAAGTTTTTACTGCAACTGGAGATTCTGTTGAACACGAAATATATCCAGTTACTCAAACGGGAGCAGACAATAAAACCGTTACCATTGGTCATGTTTATGCAGACGGAAGTGCATATAACTCTGCGTCTTCTGAAACATTAGGGGTACAGCAAGATTTTTCTAATAACGTAGCAATACAAATTAAAAACAACAATACTCAATTAGGAAATGTTCATTTAAGAACATCCGATGTACCAAGATATGAACAAATAAAAGACTTTGTTAAAGAAAAACATGGTAAAAAATATTTTTCTTCTGACCCTACATTAGACGTTGAAGTGACGGAAGAATATAAAACAATTACAGGATTTATAACTCAAGGTGGGTATCAAGCTAAATTTGAGGGGTGGGGAACTTTAAACGATGGTGCTGAAGTTCAAGCTTCAATGATTCATGATACTTTAAAAACTGACTTAAACCAAGGTATGCCCATTTCTGGTTTGGGCAATCCTTTTAACACAATGTTTAAAATAGATGCGATTTCAGATAGACTTTCTTCTGGAAATTTAGGAATTTCTAAACTTGTTTCTAATGGTGTATCTTTATATGATAACTTAAAAGGTATTCAAGACGTAGAAAAAAGAAACAATATTGAATCTCAATTTTTTAACATGAATTATTTTACTGGGGAAGGAGCGCAAGAAACTCCAAGTAGATTAAGAGCTACTAAAACTTTCCTTGCTGTAAAGTATGCTGTAGATAATAAACTAAACCCCAGAGAATATAACGGTGGTAAAGCTGGAATGCTTGCTTATGCTGAAGCTAAAGTAATGGAAGAGCTGCAAAGTCAAAGCTCTTCAACAGCACAGCAAACTATTAAGGGCGTTAAAAACGCTACACCTACAAGCGGTGTAGGAGGCGTAACAACTTTAGGACTATCTGAAGTTCCTGTGCCTGAAGGAGAGCCTAGAGTAAATAAAGGCAGAGGCTCTAAGTGGTCTTCTCCCCAGCATAGAGAGTATTCAGAGCTTAATAAAGCCTCAGAATTAATAGCAGAGTTAGAAGCTAAAGCAGCCGACCCTAAAATAATAGACGCGCCTAATGCTAGTAAAAATTTAAAAAGAAGAATCGCAGTAGCAAAAGCTAATTTTGTAGCTTTAAAAAATAAGTATTTAGAAAGCTATAGCAATCTTTAAGCAAAAACCTAACCAAAAGGTACAGCATTAATGAAAGAAGAAAACTCAAACACTTATACAGGTTCAGCTTACGATGGCTCTGATTGGGAATTATATACAGAAGGAGAGGGAAGTGAACGAGGAATTATGGAATCTGGTGAAAATATCTTTACTCCACCAGATTACTCAGTAACTGATTGGGAAAACGATGAAGTAGTTTTATCAAGTTTTGAAGTCCTTACAGATTACTTGGCTGAAGAACAAGGGTTAGGAAGCTATATTATTGACCAAGCAGCTACTGGACAAACTACTGACCCTGCTGAGTACATGCGCGACCTAACTATGCGTTTAGGTGCGCCTCTTGCTCTTGCTAAAGCAATGGAAAATGCACCTGAAAATGTAAAGAAAGCCTTTAGAACAATGAAAACTCGTTGGGACAAAGCTGAAATTTCAGGCTTAGGGGAAAGACTAGAGGCTGTTGGAGACTATTCTGCGGATGTTGTGTTCAGCCCAGAAAATGTATTGACCTTAGGTTCGCTTCTTTCGGGAGTAACTACAGGAGGCACAAGTGCCGTTGCAGGACTAGCAGCACGTAAAACTGCACAACAAGCAGCCTCAAGAACTCTTATGAATGCTGTAAGAGCTACTGCTGCTGCACAATCTAAAAATCCTTATAAGGCTTCTGCACTTATTGGTGCTACTTATGGAGGAGCAGACGCACACATCCAACAAGAATTAAACATTGCTGCGGATATTCAAGATGATTATAGTGTTTCAGATACAGTTTTTGGAACATCCATAGGTGCTGTAGCTGGTATGGGTTTATATGCCGCTGGCTCTAAATTAGCTAATAAATATTTTAGAGACGGAACTAAACCCGCTAAAGAGCTTTCAGTTAGAGAAGCTAATCAGTATTTTGATGAAGCTCTTGAGGGTGAGTTTATTCCTGCATCTGGTGGAAGTGTAGTTGAAGAAGCTTTGCGTGTTAGCGGCCCTGAAGGTTCAATAGCAAAAACAGTAGAAGGCGCAGATGACGCACTTAATTCAGCAGCTTCTAAGTTTGCCGAAGATTTGGGTGGCGGCGAAAAAACACGTAAAGAAATTTTAGCAATGATTCGGGCTGCCGCTGATGCTGAAAGCACTGTAGAGGGCCAGACAAGCCGTATAAAGCAAGGTTTGTATACTATAGCTTCTGACCTATCAGGAAACTTTTTAGGCAAGGGAGCAGGTATTCTGTCGCCTATTACAAAGTTTTCTGGAACCGCAGCGCAGCTACAGAAAAAACTGAGCCATGAGTTTGGAATAAAATATAAAGTACAAGATGAAGTAGTTCAAAAAGATTTGTCAGAAGTACAGCGCGAAGTTACCGGAAAGTTCAATGAACGCTTCCGTGTTATTGTTGACTCTCTTTCGTTAAGTGAGATGGACACTAAACTTGCTACAGATATAAATGATGCACTAAGCAAAAGTATGCGTAGCGAAAAAACAATTAATCATCCTCAGTTTAATGATGAAACAAACTCAGCTATTGCAAAAGCAGCTACAGAAGCAAAAGCTTTGTATAATGAAATGGGTGTACAGCTTAACGACATCGGTGTTATTGATAAACTGGTAGATAATTATGTTCCTCGTATGTGGAGCCGTAGCGCTATTGAGGCTAACCCTAATAAGCTTTTAGACTTGTTTGTGCAGAAAGCGGGTATGAGCAAAGCAGAAGCTAGGCGAACCGTAAACAATATGCTGGATGTTAAGAATCAAGTAGACCAAGGAACTTCAGGCGGTTACTTCTTTTCGGCCAAGCGTAAAATTGATACCATTGGAAACGATGCAGACTTTGAAGAGTTTTTAAACTCTGATGTTTTAGGCGCACTACATGCTTATACTTATCAAGCAGGTAAGTCTGTAGCTAAGCATCGTGTGTTAGGTGTAAATAACTTTGAACAGTTTAAAGGTTTTTACATTAACCGTATACGCAAAGAAATGACTGATAACGGAGAAAACTTTACGCCTAAAATAGAACGTCAGCTAGAAAAACTATATCGTACTGCTACAGGCGAGGGCATGGAAAGATATGGTAAAACTGCTCAAACAGCGGTAGATGCTTATAGCTTTACTAACCGTGTAGCTTTACTAGGCTTAGCAACGCTATCAAGTTTGACGGAAGTGTTTATTAACATTGGTAAGGCCGGTGCAGTAAACTCTGTAAAAGGTTTTAAAGAAGCTTTAAATACTTCACATAAAACAATTACTAAAGATATGCAGTCTAAACTAATGACAGAAAACGGTTTAACCGCAAAAGAAGCCCTGTCTGAAATGCGTAACTTTAGCATCCACGTAGACCAAGCGCTTGCACAGGTAGGCGATAGGCTGGCAGGCGATGAGTTAGTTTCTGAAGGAATGCAAACTGCAAGTAATAAGTTTTTCCGTATTACGCTTCTTGACCAATGGACTAAGTTTGTACAGAATGTTTCTTTTGCAAGCGGTAAGAATCTTATCAACGACAATATTACAAAGCTTGCTAGTCGTTACAAAAATAAAACTTTAGACTCAGATGGTGAAGTATTAGCTGGTGAACTAGCAGAGCTAGGCATTGATTGGAAGAAAGCGGTTGACTGGCATAACAGCGGCGCTAAAACAGACAATGATTTTTACAAGACTGATTTCTTAGGAGGTGCTGCACGTTACACAAACTCTGTAGTATTACAGCCTACTGCTATGTCTGGTATTAAGCCACTGCTGTTTTCAAACCCTAAGACTGCGGTAATGTTCCAACTGCTTAGCTATCCTGCTGCGTTTACCAACACTGTGCTGAAAGGTGCCACTAAAGCTATGATAAAGGCCCCTAAGCGCAATGCGCCTAAGCTCTTAGCTGCTGGTGCTATAATGACTGGAATGGCTCGTTGGACTAACTACGCCCGTACAGGAGGCGAAAACGAAAAAAACAAAACTGAGTTTGAAATTACTAAAGAAGCTATTGCACGTTGGGGCGGCAACGGTTTATTGCTTGACAGCTTAAAACGTGCTCAGACTGCTGCTAAGTATTCAAAAAGCAACTTAGCTTATGCTACTCTCCCGTTTGGCCCTGCGGCTTCAGATGCTTTAAGTTTAATACAGCAAGGAATTGTACCTACTCTTGGAAACAAAGCACCTTTAGTTTCTGGTACTTATTTTGGTAAGCAAATTTTAGGTGATGATTACGTTACTCATTATAGAAGAAGTTTAAGAAAAACTCAAAAAGATGTATTTGGCAGATTTATTCCAGAGTTTGAAAAATCTTTGCCGGTTCCTCGCTATGCTACCGGAAGCGTAGTACGTGGTGCAAGTGCAGCATTTAAAGGGCTTATGAATAAAGCTTCTGAAATTATGGAGCCTACTGAACTAAGCAATATAAACGCTTCTAAAATTTCAGAACTTACAGAAGGAATGATAGACGGAAAAGCTATTGAGTCTGTAGCTCGTAATATAGATTCTGAAATTACATCTGCTCAAGCACTTGGAGATATTTCTTTTGCTGATTATGAGCTGTATGAACTAGCTGAAGCTAATGTTGTTCAAGCTATGAAATATAATCAAAAAACTCAAGAAGAAATAATTTCTAATCCTTTATTTTTAGAACTTGTAGAAGAAGCTGATTCTTTAAAGTCTAATGAAAAACTATATGACTTTCAAAAAAGCTTAGGTTATGATGATGAACAAATACTAGCGCTTAAAACTATTGAGTCTATAGATAAAGGCACAGGTCAAAATAATAAAATCTTTGAAAAAGTAAATAATCAAGTTAAAAATATTAAAGCTTTTTACGACAAGGCTAACATCAAAGTATCTCCAGAAGAAATTGAAAAAGCTTCTGTAAATAAATATGATGAAGATTCTTTAGATTTTATGCACGACTACTTTAGAAATGAAATTAAAAAAACCTTTCCATTGTTAAGCGATAAAGGAGCTTTTGAACTATCTAAAAATGCTATAGTTAAAGTAGCAGCCAAAGGAGATGTAAACTTTTCACGATTTAAAACTCCTAACATTTCTGCTAAGGCTGAAGAAAGTGTATTGCTTTCTCCAGAAGCTAGAAAGAAAGCTCAAGAAAAATATGTCGAAGACTCTGAAAATAAAAACACTGTGTATAGAGTTGTTTCAAGCTATGAAAACGCAGACTCTAATATTTCTTTTCCGTTTGCTCGTGAAGTAGGAACTCACGTAGGAACAAAAGGCGCAGCAGATAAGGTTATGATTAGAGACTTAGCTTTGGAGTTTACAGGTAATGATGAAAAAGCAGCAATGTCTTTAATGAAACAATACATTGGCACTTCTGAAAATCCTAAACCTGAAGCTTACGATAAGTTCTTTAACTATGTTTCATCTGAGTTAAAGAAAAGCAATAAGTCTATCAGACCGTACACCATGCAGGAAGGCTACATTAATGTTAAAAAGCCTTTAATTGTTGAGGAAGACATGCCTAGCTGGAGAGCTGAATATATTATTCAAGACATGGAATCTATTTCAACAATAATTAAAGCTGCTAAATCTCAAGGAACTAAAATATCTGAAGAAGATATTGACATGATAGATATTCTTCAGATTGAATCAGACGATTATGTTAAGTACATAGGGGCAGACACCAAGCCATACTCAACTCCGCTAGAAAAAATTGAGATGGATTTACAGCGTTCTGAGTTTAACATGAAGTTTAAAGACTTTATAAATAAACTAGGGTTTGATTCTATTAAATATCGTAACACTGCCGAGCCTAGTTACGCTGGAGAAGACCCTTATTCTTACATACTCTTTGAGCCTGAGCAGTTTAAACTGTCTTCTTCAAAGTCTTTTAATGCAAAAGACCCAAGACACGGTTTTGTATTAGGCGGCGCTGTAAAAGCAGTTACTCAAGGAGCTAAAGCTTTTGCACCTAAAATGGATTCAGGGTTCTTTAGTGCTGCACATAAGGCAGCTTTACAGCTAGAAGGCTCTAAGCCGAGACCCGGACAGTCTTTCTTAAATGAGCTAAAGAAAAAAGAAAACGTAAGCGATGAAGAGCTTGAGTGGACTGGTGCTGCTGAAAAATTTGGCAACAACAATCCAGTGACTAAAGAAGAAGTTTTACAGCACTTTGAAGAGTCTGGTTTTGATTTTGATGTATATACTGGTAAGCCATCTACAAAAAAAGAAGAAGTAATAGATGATATACCTACTGATACTTTTGCAGATAACTTAGATGAAGATGATGCTTTCTGGGCTTGGGCAGAAGAAAACTATCCGCACGATGTAGACATGCTGGATGACTTGGTTGATAACCCAGAACAGTTTGACGCTTGGTTTACTTCAAAAAAAGCAGAGTTTGAAAAAGGTGCAGGAGATTTTAAAACTGTTGATATGCATTTAGACTTTGCCTTTGAAGGAAGAGACACGCAGAACTATCGTGAGCTTGTATTTGCACTGCCCTCTAAGTTTAAAAAAGTAGATTTAGATTATAAGCACATGCATTTTCCTGATATTGCAAATCCTGTAGCTCATGTTCGTTTAGCTGATATTGACCAAACTGAAGATGCGTTTACTAAGACTTTATTGGTTGATGAAATACAGTCTGACGCACAGCAAGAAGGTAAAAAGTTAGGCTACATGACCAAAGAGCAAACAAAACAAAGGGCAGAAAAAGCTAAAGAGTTGGAATCTCGTAGGCAAGAAATAGTTAATTCAACTCTTTCAGAAGAAGAAAAAAATAATCGTCTTGAGGCCCTTCTTGATGAAGCATCTGAACAAGGCATGACAAGTGATGGCGGTGTCCCTGACCTTCCGTTTAAGTCTGAAAAGCGTTGGGCTTTACAAGGTCTTAGAAAAGCCATGATGACCGCAGCAGAAGAAGGATATGACCAAGTTGCTTTAACTACTGGGCGAATGCAAGCTGAAAGAAATAACAAGATAGGCGACATTAACGAAGCCATACTGTTTAGAAAAGAAAATATGCGAACTGGGAAACCTGAGGGATGGGGATTACAAGGTAGAGTAACCGCTAGTGACAGGAGTGACTTCATAATAAACTTTAAAACTATGAGAGAGATTGGAGATAGGCTTCCTGAAATTATTGGTAAAGAAAACGCCAAAGACTTACTAGCCTCTCCACCAGATAGTGATGGAGATTACATACTCAAGCGCAATATGAAATTTCAAGAAGGCGGTAAAAAGTTTTTAGACTTTTATGACAAAACTTTAATGAAGCTTTGGAAGAATAATTTTGCTAAAAAGTATGATACTGAAATTAAAATGGTAGAGTACAAACAAAATGAAGAAACTATTAAGCTTCCTACTCTTGTAATAACAAAAGAAATGCGTGAAGACATTCTTAAAGGTCTTCCAATGTTTGCTGAAGGCGGATATGTAATTCAAAAAGGCGACACGCTTTCTCAAATTGCTAGAGACGAAGGAATGACTATAGCTGAAATAGCTAAGCTAAATAACATTCAAGACGTAAACAAAATATATGCTGGACAAACATTAACTTTCGGTCAGGATATGTCTACTGATATATCTAATAAAGCTGAAATAATAAAAGAATCAGAGCCTGTTATAGAATCCAAGCAAGATGTGTTTGAAGGTGTTCCTGAAAAAATAAGTGACATTACATCTAGCATAGCAGAAAAATCTGATGTTGTTATTGATACTATAGAATCAACAGCCGACAAGCTGTCAGATGTTTCTAAAGATGTACAAAGTACAATATCAGAAACATTTGATGACGTTAAAGAAACTGTTAGTGGTGCTACGGGTCGTACACTTTCAGCATTAAAAAAGCTAGTAGGTTCTGACTTTAGTTCTAGAGGTCGTACAGCAGAGAATACAGCAGGAACCACGGCAGAGCCTAAGCCTACATCCATTATGGGTGATATGACTATGGAGCAGGTACGCGAAGCTAACACGCCTGATGCACCTGACCTGTCAGACACTGAGCTACCAGACCTTGATTTTAGTTCTAAAGGACGTACAGCAGAAAACACTATGGGGACTAACATTTCTCCAGACCTTGAAGGAACTAAAGAGTTTTTCTCAAAGCTAAGTGACGTAGAGTTTAGTTCTAAGGGTCGCACAGCAGAAAATACTGAGGGAACTACAGAAACACCTGAGCCTACATCTATTATGGGTGACATGACTATGGAGCAATTACGCGATGCTAATAAAACCAATGCTCCTGACTTGTCAGAAGTGAGTAAAAAGCGTAAGGCTTCTAGAATTGTTCCTACTATGATACGACAGTTAATCTATGATATTTCTGGTGGGGAAGAAACACTAACTGAAAATGATTTGATGGATTCCGAGTTACAGTCTTTAATTAAAATAGCTTTAGAAAAAGAAGAAAGTGGAAGTTCTGGAATAGAGTACGCAGATTACAAAACACAATCAGCCGGTCAGTCTCAATACGCTGATGTAGGAGGAGGCGGTGGAGTAGTGGACTTCTTTAAAAAGTTAAACAGTCCTGCATATTCTATGAAGACCACTTTAGGTCAAGCTAAGCTGTTTAAAAACGATAAGGGCGAAACTATAGTTTCAGACCGCTATAACTTTAACGACTCAGACGGAACATTTAAACTTTTAAGATTCTTGAGTGGAGCTAAAAACGCAGGGTTAAGTTTTTACGGCCAAGCTAGAAACATAGGAAGAGAGTTCGGCAGTCCTGAAGGTGAAGGGAGTCATGTGATAATTAATCTAGGAGTTTTAGATTCAAGAGATATGGATAATTTGGTGGCAGCACTATGAGCACAGAATTCAAATACTTTAAACTAGAAGACTTTAACTGCCAAGAAACTGGCGAAAATGAGATGTCAAGGGACTTTATACACAAGCTTGACGAACTGCGGGAGGCGTGTGGCTTTCCGTTTATTATAACGAGTGGTTACAGGAGTCCTAATCACTCCATTGAAAAACGTAAGGAGAAAGCAGGAAAACATGCCCAAGGTATTGCAGCAGACATTAGAGCACGTAACGGAAATGAAAGATACACAATTGTACAAGAAGCTATCAAGCTGGGATTTAATGGTATTGGAGTCGCTAGTACTTTCATCCATGTGGATAGCAGGATTTGTGGAGCTGACAAAGCTCCTGTGATGTGGTGTTATTAAGGAGATAGACTTATGTTGCAATCATTGATTGGGCCGGTTACCGGACTGTTAGATAAATTTATAGAGGACAAAGACAAGAAGAATGCCATCGCATTTGAACTTAGTACAATGGCGGAAAGACACGCACAGGAGCTTGCAAAAGGCCAGCTTGAAGTTAATAAGGTTGAGGCGGCACATAAGAACATGTTTGTCGCTGGATGGCGACCTGCTGTGGGTTGGGTATGCGTGGCTGGCATGGCGGGTAACTTCATTCTTATCCCGTTCGCAAACTTTTCGTTGGCTTTATCCGGTTCTGACATCATTATTCCCTTAATTGCGCTATCTGAAATGATGCCTGTATTGATGGGCATGTTAGGGCTAGGCGCAATGCGTACCGTAGAAAAGACTAAAGGCGTTCAAAGGGAGAAGTAACATGGCAGCTAAAAAGAAATCAACAGTTAATAAGGCAGGTAACTATACTAAGCCTACTATGCGAAAGAATCTGTTTAACAAAATAAAGGCAGGCTCTAAGGGTGGTAAGGCGGGTCAATGGTCAGCTCGCAAGGCTCAGATGCTTGCGAAGGAATATAAAGCTAAAGGGGGAGGTTACAAATGAAAGTAAAAGCACCAGCAGGACATCATTGGATGAAACAAAAGAACGGTACGTTTAAGTTAATGAAGCATACCGGCAAGTTTGTTAAGCATAAAGGAGCAAGTCTGGAAGCTAACTTCCCCGTGCAGAAGGTACATAAGTAATGGCACTTAAAAAATCACAGAAGTCTTTAAAGAAATGGACTAAAGAAGAGTGGGGTACTAAGTCAGGTAAGCCCAGTACCCAAGGAAAGAAGGCAACTGGGGAGCGCTATCTGCCTAAGAAAGCTAGGCAGGCTTTAAGCTCTAAAGAGTATGCGGCAACCACAAAAAAGAAGCGAGCCGACACTAAGAAAGGTAAGCAGCATAGTGCTCAACCCAAAAAGATTGCAAAGAAAACACGGAGCTATAGGAAATGAGTAAGAAAAAAGACCCTCGACTAGCTAGAGCAGGAGTAAGCGGCTATAATAAACCGAAACGTACACCGAATCACCCGAAGAAAAGCCATATTGTTGTGGCAAAAGAAGGCGACAAAATCAAAACAATTCGGTACGGAGAGCAGGGAGCCAGTACAGCAGGTAAGCCCAAGGCCGGAGAGTCAGAAAAGATGAAGAAGAAACGTGCAAGTTTTAAAGCCCGACATGCTAAGAACATTGCCAAGGGCAAAATGTCTGCGGCATATTGGGCCGATAAATCTAAGTGGTAGAGAAGGCTGTTAGCTCACGCTCAAGGTAGTCGTGCATCTTCTCCAGTTTAGGTTTAGCGTCACGAATAATCTTACGCACGAGCATTAGCTCATCACCCTTAAACACTTCATGCAGTCGGTCTTCGGGGAGACCACCCATCTCAGTTAGGATGGCCCCCGAATGATTGACGATTATTTTAAACGATAGTATATTAGCTTCCTTTGCTTTCATGTATATCTCCTTATACTATCTCACAAGCTCCACCGACACACGCTAATTCCTGTGAGCCTGTGGTGTTATCTTCCTGTTCAAAGTAAATTAAGTCGTTCCAATTAACATCTTTAGGCATAGAAGCTACTAACTCTTCATACTTCTCTGCATTAATATCCTCATACGGAGCTTGCTGATATACATGGTCACTAACTGGCAACAGACTAATACCAGAACATATATCAAAGTTTTCCCATATCCACTGAGCTACCTGAAGGTACTCATCGTCAGTGTAGTACACAGTGATACTTGGCTTATGCTCGCACCAGTGATTTTGATAAGCCTTCCAAAGTGCTAACTGCTGCATAGCCCCTACTTCTTTTACAACCACGCTGGATGTTGGAGCCTTGACCGGAAAGCTATAGACCACTGAAGACTCCGACATTACATCTTGTTCTACTGGGAATCCTGCTGCTTCCATAAAGACTGCAAGTGGGTCTTTTTTGTCAGAGCGTACTCTGCGAATGTAATGCTTAGAGAAGCGAGGATGGATACCACTAGCACTATCGACAAGTTGAGATACAGTGCCGCTAGGCTTAACACACGTAATAGCAGCAGACTGTTCAATGCCAAGCTTCTTAGCCCATTTCTCGTTGACCTTGATAGCATGGTCACGAAGACCTTCCAGTGTTGATGCAAGTTCTTCTGCATCTCCTTTACCCGATAGTAACTCATTGTCCATAATTCCTGTCATGCTTAAACCAAGCAGTGCTTCTTCCGCTGTATTCTTTTGCCAAATGTTTCGCAAGTATCTAAAGTCTGTAAGCGTTGCCTGTAGTGTGCCAATGATAGCAGCTAGTTCTACTTTTTCTTTAAGTGTTTCTGCTGTGTCGTCTTCACGCACAACAACCTCAGATAGATTACAGAACTGATTAGAGCGTAGGATAATCTCAGAGCACGGGTTAGTGCCAAAGTCTTGCTCAGAATCTCTACGTCCATTGCGAGCTGCAATATTTTGTGCAGCTACACGGCTAAACAATCCTCGCTCACCTGCCCTGCTTTCATAGAGTGTCTTCATCTCATTGATGAATGCCTCAAAATCAGGCTTCTCAGTATATGCTACGCTGTTGTTGGCCAGTCTACGATGTCCGTCTACTTCCCACCATGCGCCAGTCTTAGCTTTAGCCATGCGATTGTCAGAAAGATTTGATAGACTAATAAGGGCTGAACGTCTTACGCCACCTACAACTACAATGTCAGCAATCTTACATACAACATCGTGGCACTCGATAGATGTCATCTTGCGTCCCCGTGCTTTTTGGAAGACTTCTACACAGAAACGAAATAAATCGTCAAGAGGCGCAGAGCCTGAAGCACGACCACCAAAAGTTTTAAGCCTTGCACCAGAAGGACGCACTTTGCTCATATCCCATTTAGGAATCTTACCGGCATATAACATTGCAATCAACTCACGAAACGCAGAAGCCCATCCAATCTTACTGTCTCCAACAACAATCGTTGTGTCAGTTGGGTGGAAAGTTTCAGCAATTACTGGGAGCTTGTTGATGAATGCTCGCTCAACACTAAAGCCTACACCAGTACCGCACATCAAAACGTACATCAGTTCATCAAAGCTTCGTGGAGAATCAATAGCTAAGTAACTACAATTAAATCCAGCCACGTTATCTTTATCTAAAGCTTCGCCTGCTGTCATCATGCAGCGCATAGACGGCATAACTTTTTGTGTTACAATACCATCATACAATCGCTCTGCTGTTTTCTTATCTATTTGCTTTCGATTAATCCAAAAGTCTACATAACGCTGTACTGTTTCTTCCCATGTCTCTCTTCGCCCTTCGTTGCTAAGCCATCGTGCATATCGACTTTTGTGTATAAACTGTTGGTACTTGTCCATTAATCTTTATCCTCTGTATAAATGTTGTATAGGGTTGCGAAAATAACTACGCTGGTTGTTGCCAGTAATATAAAAAGTCCTAATGCTGTAATAATATCAAGCATCTCCTATTTTCCACACGTTTCCAATAGTAAAAACAAAGAAAGGAATAGAAAAAATTAAACCGTCAAACTCTCCCGCTTCGATTTTATTATCAAAGCCAGTAATCCACACCGGCCTGCTGCTGGATGCCTCGACATCTAATCCAACTCCCATTCTAAAGTTAATGCTCCAGAGCATGTCCATAAATTGTACTGTCATTGTTTTTCCTTTTAGTTTTTTTGCGTTCAGTCTTAGCTGTAGAAGACCTTGTTAATTTTTTAAACTTCTTTTTGCGGTCAAACCTATCTCGCCTTTCTTCTTTCCTGTCCATTACAAAAGACCTAATGTTTTTACATTGCCTGCAATAATAAATCCACATGTAACCATATGAGTAAGCCACCAAACAGTCCTAACACAAGCAACAGTATTAGCTTGCTTATCTGTTTCGCCAACTTTTTCACCTAGACTTTTGGCCCATATTCGCCACCACTTTTTCATGTCACCAACCCTTAATTATATTAAACATTATAACATAAGCACAAGCTAGGTTAGACAGCACAATAAAAGTTCTAATGTATGAGATATAGTTTTCGTTCTCTGCGTCATACCCGTCTTCCTCGTCAAAAGAACCTAGCGCATGTTTCCATATTTTCCAAAGCTTATTCATCTAGTGGTATGTGGTAGGAGCAGGCTTTTAGAAAGTAATCAAACTGCTCTCTCATATCATCTATTGTTTGCCCATCACTATATATAGTATAGACTATCTTAACTGCTGGACATAT